GTTAACGGCCCTCAAAAGAGAACCGTGTACCGCACAGATTAACAACTGTGATTGTATTTAACTGCTTTTAAAAGCTTATTATCGGATAGATTACCTACAATAGTGAGTAATTTGTTCAGATTGTTTAAATTCCTTTTTCACCATGCAAAAGCCTAATGAAAAGATGGAACAAAAGACGAATCCTAATCCTGTTAGGGGTTCGATCTCATACGAGCAGGATCATGGAAGGAGCAACCATAAAACTAGTCAACGTACGAACTCGTCTGGGACCAGTTCGCGACCAAAGATGAACTTATGGTTTCACGACTCTGGAACTGATAATCGAACAGTGGACCACTGTGATGACGGTTTCATGGCTTGCATCAATGCCATGAAGCGTCAAATGGTCATAACCGGACTCTTGACATCAACGATATCATACACGATGTCGTTATGTTTCAAGGAGTACCGTCGTAAAGGTGTAGCTGGGGTGGCTCAATTAATAACAAATTGGAACCTTGCCGTAAGGACGATCCTTTCGGATGAGGCCCACACCAGATTTAGAAACCCCGTACCTGGTATCCTATATTGTAAGACTGCCAGGAATTCGCGATTTCTCTACACGAATTTAGATTCGGATCCTTGCCGTTCCATTCCTATTAAGGAATTTGAACAGGTTGAGTTATATCAAGGAAACAGGCCTATACCTCCTTTCTTGTTAGATCCGCTTATGATACGAGGGATGCTTCCTAATCCGACCTACGAAGATAAATCGAAATTAGTGCATATGTCAAACCTCAAACGTACATTACCTGAAGGTGATGGGTGTAAAACGATACAGTCCCTCACGGGTTTTAAGAGTAGTGTTGAGATGGAAAAGACCATTTTCAACTTGCGTAACATCTCAGGTAGGCTGAACGGCATTTATGACCGAGGAGCATCGCGCGGAAATTCCCGCGTCGACATTTCGTTCCATGGTTGTTTAGAATATTCCCGATCCCAGGGTGGTAAGACTGGAGAATTCATTGACAAAGTGATCAATGACTTCCTTGAATTACCGTTGGGCTCACATTTTCCTTGTCTTCCAGAAAGAAATCTTTACGATTTCACTGGTCATTTGGTGTTAAGGCCAGATGATTGGGACTGGGACACTCCTATTTGGAAGGTCCTTTACCCTGAGTTAAGACAGGATGATGCTGAATTAGATAAATTGGATAATCGTCTTGGCCAGGTGGCCCTATTGTGGGCCCTCATAACAATGAGATCTGACGAAGATGTCAATATCACAGTAGCGAATGAGTTCTATAGTAGCTGTTGCTCTTACGAACCCGTTGCTGTAGTCCGATTTAACTATGGAACCATTCGGGCCCGGGTTAGTCCCCAGCCTGAGGAGGGTTTCAAGGTCAGAGTCATTACAATTACCTCTTTGGCGGTGTCCTTTATTGGAGCCGTCGCGAGACATTTGTTAGATGAACATTTATGGTCAAATGTTGAGACTAAAATAGGTCTTCTATCGAAGATAAAATTGTACACATTTATGGACCATTATGGCGGTAAGAAGACTTCAGATTATCCATCAGGATTATTCAACTGTCTGCCTGAATGGGCGGAAAGTGTCGATCTTACTACCGCTACAGATACGCCCCCTCGTGAACATATTCATGATATTATTCATGGACATATAGACGCGATGAGGCACAAATCAGAAGTGTTTCTCAGGTTCGCCGCAGACGTGGCGTGTTCGGAACGTAGATTCGTTCTGGACAAAGGAGTTAAGGGACCTTGTCCCGATAAACACAATTGTGGGATTATGATGGGTGAAGGGCTTTCAGGGGTGTTCCTGAATAACTCAAGCAACATCATTCGATCCTTAGCTTATCCGTTTTCTTTGGCCTTCGATTCCATCCGAGGAATGAAGACTATTTCAAATACAGAGGCTTCAAGCTTTATAGAACAAAACAAGTATGCTATTCAATCCTTTTTGGATCATACGCCTTTGGTTGCCAATAAAGCCGGTTCACAATCCGGGGATGATGTGATCAATTTTAGTAATGGACCACTTTCAGTTTCCTTTCGGATTCTTTACATAGTTTTTGGTTTCATACCGAGTGAGAGTACTTGGTATTCGTCAAATACATATTGTACATTTACAGAAGAAGGAGCCATCCGCACTTGGGATAGTAACGGATGGAAGTTCGTCGATTCATTTAAACCTCGAGCTTTCTCTACAGGAGGGTCTGATCCAGAAGGAAAGATCCTTGTGTCAAAACTTAAACTGGTTTCTTCTTATATGAGATATTTCCCTGTTGGGGATCCAAGGAAGGATCGCGCAATTCAATTTGCGAACGATATGATAGATTCACATCCCGCATGGAAAAGACTCATAAATAAATATGACATCCCCATTGGATGGCCTGAATTCCTAGGTGGAATCGGACACCCAATTGGTATGATGGATAATTATAGCCTGACTCTCTCGGAGGATAACATTAGGGTCCTGAAAGGACTTAGCAAAATGAATCCCTTCGAGGCTTTCTCTCACATTTACGAAATTCCAGAAGATATTCAGGATCTCGATGTGGAAGATGAGATTAGGCTTCAAATAGATAAACTATTATTCGAACTAAGTCAGTTTACTGTCTTGGACTCGTTTATAGAATCAGATTGTTTTCTGTTTGATGTTTCAGAACTAGTCCCTCAACAGAGGAGCTGGTGGCAAACTTCAGAATCCAGAAAGAAGTTTATGAAAGAAAATAATCTCTCATCTATCTCTCAATTTGTCGATTCTTTCATTCAGGGACAGAAATTAAAATTCCTTCTCACACGCGATAGGTCGCTTCCGAGACAGAAGTCTTGGAATCAGTCGAAAAATCGAGTGATGAAATTGCGTAGTTTATTTTCCAACGAACAGACCTCTATTGAGGATTATTCAGAATTAACTACCTGGAAGATTCGTGAAAGTATTATGAATCGGATTTCAGCTATTGCTGTCCCCAATATCATAATAAAACGACTTATTACGGGGATATCCCTTCCTAGATTAGATCTTTCCTTTCGACACCTTAGTGCAGTGGTTGATCAGTCAGGGGTACCTCCTTCAGATACACCTAAGTCCTTGATGTTCCACGTTGGAACTTCTTGATTTAGATATTAACAGCGGGTTTCATGGGACCCAAAAGGAATCCATGCGGTATAACGGTTCTCAATAGAGGGC